TTTGCGGGTTTTGCGGCAAAGGGGAAGGCTCAGTAAATGTAATGATAAAAGGCCCGCTGGTTTGCGTGTGTAGTGAATGCGTTGAACTTATGACTGATATGATAAAGGAGAGTGTAGAACATGGGCGCACCTAGAAAGCCAACAGCACTAAAGCAAATACAAGGTACTGATAAGCAGAACCCTGAAAGGCTAAATGAAAACGAGCCAGTACCCGTTAGAGGTATCGGCCCTAATCATAGCTCACTAACAGAATACGAGGCAGCTATCTGGGACGAGGTTGTAGGAATCTCATACGCTGGAGTACTAGGCGAGGCTGACCGCATTGCATTAGAAATGATGTGCCGCTTAATAGCTGAAATGCGTCTGGACTTTGAGGAAATGACAGCTGCTAAGATTACACAGCTTTCACAATTACTAGGTCGCTTTGGCATGACCCCAAGTGACCGCACTAAGATTGTTATCCCTAAAAGTAAGAACTCTAACCCGTTCGAGGATATGTAATGGCTATTAATAATAATTTTGAGTCACCCTGCTCGCCAAGATCGCCAGAAGAACCAAGCACATGTGAAGAACTAAGCACAGATGGTGGATTTTCATTAGGTATTGGGAGTTGGTTAATATTTCTAGGTTTTGCAACTAGCTTTTTAATTGGATTGATAATTGGTAAAGGTGTGTAATGTCTATTGAAATTGAAGAGATTAAGAAGATAAATCTTAACAAGGGTGATGTTCTTGTAGTTTCGGTTGACCACCCTCACCTGAAAAGAGCTCAAAGGGAAGGCATAAGGGATAATTTCCTTGGCTTGTTTCCAGATAATAAGGTTCTAGTTTTAGAAAAAGGATTTTCTCTTGGCGTTCTGACAAGAAAAGATATTGAGGATATGTAGCACAATGGAAAAATTAACACATGAGCAAATAGCATGGGCTTTGCGTTGGGCGGTAGCCTACTTAAAGGAACATGAAATCAAAGAGGGTGCCGCGGCAGAGCTTGCTCATTGCGCGAAACACTTTCAGGAGTCTCATGATAGAAATGCGGCTGACAATGCAGGAAAGTAATTGCAAGACTACACACTAACAGCAGACAACTACGCATATGATGCCATTAGCGGGCAGATACCAGCAGCCAAGTACATAAAGCTGGCGGCTCAGCGTCACCTAGACGACAAGAAACAGCAGGATAATACAGCGTTTAGGTATGAATTCGACACAAAGAAAGCATCTAAGGCGTGCAAGTTTGTCGAAGCCCAGTACCACACCAAGGGAAAATGGGCGCAAAAGAAAGAGAATCTAATCTTAGAGCCTTGGCAAATCTTCTTTGTATGCAATGTATTTGGCTGGGTGCGTAAGGATAACGGCTACAGAAGATACCGAGAAGTCCTGTTATTGGTGCCTCGCAAGAACGGCAAGTCTGCTTTGGCGGCTGCAATCGGTCTTTATATGCTGGCGGCTGATGGTGAGTACGGCGCAGAGGTTTACACGGGCGCAACTTCTGAGAAACAAGCCAAAGAGGTATTTGTACCTGCTCAATCTATGGCTAGAATGAACCCCGCTCTGACTGGCCACTTTGGAATTGATGTTAACGCCTCGAATATTTGTATTCTACAAAACGGTTCTAAGATGGAGCCTATCATAGGCAACCCGCCAGACGGATCAAGCCCATCATGTGCAATTGTCGATGAGGTCCACGAGCATAAAGACTCTCGACTGATTGACACAATGATCACGGGCATGGGTGCGCGTGAACAGCCTCTCATGCTTTACATTACCACGGCAGGGGATAACCTTTCCGGACCTTGTTATCAGCTACAGCTAGAAGCTCAAAAAGCCCTTGAAGGTGTTATCGAGAATGATCAGCTCTTTAGTTTAATTTATGGCATAGATCAGGGTGACGACTGGGCGGACCTAGGCAATCTTAAAAAGGCCAACCCTAATTTTGGTGTGTCGGTATCTGAAGACTTTCTAATATCCCGTTTGCAAGATGCAAAGAACAACGCCCGAAAGCAATCCACCTTTATGACCAAGCATTTGAATGTCTGGGTGGGTTCGCGCGAGGCTTATTTCAATGTGGATAAGTGGAACCAGTGCGGCGCGAATCTAAACATGGCCGACTACTATGGCCGCCCTGTTTACATTGGAATGGATTTGGCGAGCCGTGTGGATATTGCAGCAATCGAAATACTTATCCCTGATGGTGAAGATTATATCCGGTTTGGAAAATACTATTTGCCAGAAGCGGCGGTTGATTCTGGCAATGAAGCTTACACAGGTTGGATGCGTGATGGCTGGTTAACAGTAACGGATGGCGAGATAATAGATTTCAATATTATTAAAGAGGATATTCTTGAATTGACTTCAATGTTTGAGGTTAAAGAATTGGCTTATGATCCATTCCAAGCCACCATGTTAATCACTGAATTAATGGCTGAAGGTGTGCCAGTTGTAGAGCTTAGACCTACTGTGTTAAACTTTAGCGAGCCTATGAAGTCATTAGACGCACTGATTAGAGCTGGGCAAATAAAACATAATAATGACCCTGTACAAACTTGGATGATTTCTAACGTGGTCGGCAAAGAAGACGCAAAAGAAAACGTTTACCCAAGAAAAGAACGCGCCGAAAATAAAATAGATGGTGTGATCTCTTTACTGATGGCTTTAGGCCGATGCCAGAAACAGCAGGAAACAATGATAGACTTTGATGACTTACTAACGGTGACACTTTAATGGGCATGTGGTCTAGATGGTTCGGCGGCAATGGCGGCGATACTGTACAAACAGGGTATCAAGATTCCAACCCACCAACCAAAAGCGTTTCCTTTGATCAGGCTATGAGCCTTTCTGCTTTTTGGGCAAGTGTTCGCCTGTTATCTGAAACAGTGGCGGCCATGCCTTTAAATTGCTATGACCGAGACATTAAAAGCAACGTCAAAACAATCAATACAGATTATGAGCTTTGGCGCTTACTTAATTACAATCCAAACCGATACCAAACCCGAACAGAATTCTTTGAGCAAATCATGCTTAACCTTGTTACTCGTGGCAATGCTTACGTTGCTATCGAGAAAACATCGAGAGGCCGGATTTATTCTTTAATTCCTTTACCTAGTGCGCAGGTTGAAACGGTTTTACTTGATGACGGCGCTATAACTTACCAGCAGACAACTGCAAACGGTAATGTAAAAATATTTGCTGAGACGTCTATCTGGCATATTAAATTATTTGGTAATGGCATCGAGGGATTATCTACCCTTGAGTATGCGGGCAATGCACTTGGTCAAGCCATGGATTTAAACAACCGCGCCAGCGTTCTAGCGTCTAACGGCGGCAAGACTAACGGCATATTGACGGTTGACCAAGCGCTAAAGAAAGAACAAAAAGAAGCTATCAAAAAGTCATTTTCTGGCCTGCAATCGGGCAATCAGGATCAGTTGTTTGTTTTGGAAGCTGGCTTTGATTATAAATCGACCAGTCTAAGCCCAACAGATATGCAGTTACTCGAAAGCCGTAGATTCTCAATTGAAGACATTGCGCGCTTTATGGGTGTGCCTTCTGTATTGATTAACGATACCAGTGCAACCACGACATGGGGTAGCGGTATTGAGCAAATAAACCAAGGGTTTTATAAACTAAACCTTAAACCGTACCTAGAGCGCATAGAGTCCAGTATTAAGCGGTGGCTTATGCCCCAGTCAGACTGGGAAAGCATCGACATAGAGTTTAATTTTGATTCGTTACTACGAGCTGATGCAGCGACACGCGCAGAGGCTAACAGTAAGCGTATTAACTCAGGTCAAAACACACCAAACGAAGTTCGTGCTGCTGAAGGGTTTGAACCTAAAGCGGGTGGTGATGATATTTATTTGAATGGCTCGCTGACCCCAGCAGGCCAACAGGCACAGCCACAGGTGGTGGATAATGGAAACTAAAAGTCTAGCGCTTGCGAGTGCTGAGATTAAGATGGGCGCAGAAGGTGGCTTGAGCTTTAGCGGTTACGCTTCTGTATTTGATGGCTTAGATAGCTACGGTGATACGATAGAAAAAGGCGCATATAAAAACACGCTTTTGGATCGTGATCGCCCAATCCAATTACGCTGGAATCACTTTGGCCCAGTTATCGGCAAATTTACAGAGATGTATGAAGACGAAAAAGGTCTATTTGTTGAAGGTGAATTAACCAAGGGCCATAGCCAAGCAGAAGATACGGCGGCGCTATTGCGTCATGGTGCAATCTCAGGATTGTCTATTGGTTACGTTGTGAAAGACTCGGTACAAGAAGGCGTTGTACGCAAGTTGAAAGATATTGATTTGCACGAAATCTCAGTAGTGGAATCACCAGCAGACAATAGCGCGCACATTGGCAGCGTTAAGAGCGCTAAAAAATTAAAGGATGTAGAACAATTTCTACGTTCTAAAGGACTTTCTCAAGCTGAAGCTACGGCGACCGTGGCAGCAGTGAAGAATATTCACGGAGAGCGTGAAGAAGAGAAGGAAAAAGCAAGCGAAGTAACAACAATTAAAAACTTTATCAAGGAGACATACAATGTCTGATGAAATCAAAAACGCTCTCGATGTGATGCACGCAGAGATCGAAAAGAAAATGAAAGCGGTTGAAGAGAAATCCGATACCAACTCTTCTGAGTATAAAGAGTCCGTTAAAGAAATGGACAAAGCAATCAAAACTTTAAATGACGAGATTGTTGCTTTAGCTCAGAAGCACAGCGTTGCCCCTGAAGTAATCGAAGGTAAAAGCTTTGGTGCTCAGATTATCGAGTCTGATGGTATTAAGTCATTCTTAAATGGCGAAACCAACAAAGGCCGCACTGAGATCAAAAACACTATCGTGAACAGCGGTAATGCAACCTCAGTACATGACCAGCTTTCTGGTGTGGTAGCGGGTGCGTTCCGTCAATTAACGGTAATGCCAACGGTAATGCAAGGCGCAGCAACGTCTAACATTATTTACTACTCAAAAGAGCTATTATGGACTAACGCTTCTGCTATCACTGCTGAAGGTAACGCCAAGCCAGAATCTACATTAACGTTTGAAGAAGTTAATACTTCAATCAAGACCATTCCGACATTCTTACGAGTGTCTAAACAGGCACTTGATGATTCTACGTTCTTGGCTTCTTACATTGAGCGCCGCCTACGTCACGGCGTGAACAATGCAACAGAAGACTATGTAATCAATAACGCCACTGATGGCTGGCTGGCCGCTGCTAACAGCACTGCTACTAGCCCATTGTTAACCATTGATGTATTCGGCCTAGCCAACAAGATGAAAATGGAAGTTATCGGCGCTGATTACCAGCCTGATTATTTCTATATGAATCCTGCTGATTGGGGCGCTGCTGAAACTTCTCGCCGTGCAAGTGGCGACAATGCGTTTGTAGCGGCTTCTGGTGCGGTATCTTATGTAAACAATGGCTTAACTCCAATGCTTTGGGGCTTGCCAGTTGTTCTTTCAAACAACGTGCCTGCTGGTACGATGATTTGTAAGTCTGCTGATGCGGATATGTATGCAAACCGTGAAAGCACTGTAGTTGAGATGTTCGAGCAAGACGGCGACAACGTAACTAAAAACTTGGTTACTGTTCGTGCTGAAACTCGCGGCGCTGAGCTGGTATTCACCCCTGCGGCTATCCGTACTGGTGACATCACAGCCATTACAGCGGCATAACATAAATAGGGGCGGCTACCATAGCGCCCCGTTTTAAGGACTAATCATGTATACTGCAAAAAAAGATTTTAAGAGCTATGTGCTTGGCGATGTAAAGAAAGGCCAGCAGGTAGACTTTAACAAAGCATGGCTTGATGAAGGCTTGATCGAAGAAAAGCCAGAAAAAAAAGAATTAGAAACAAAGCCACAGCCAAAAAAGAAAAAGGCTACTAAGTAATGAAAACAATTGTCATCACACCAGCAGCAGCAGAGCCAGTAACATTAGCGCAAGCTAAAGAGCAGCTGCGCATTGAATCTGGGTTTACTGATGACGATACTTATATTTCATCTTTGGTAAGTGCCGCCCGTGATCGGTGCGAAAGCTACTGCAATCAGTTCTTTACAGTCCAAGGGATTGCATATTTATATGATGGCCCAGTGCCTACGGCTATCGAATTGCCTTACCCTAATCTGACGGTGACGGCTTTAAAATATACCGATACCAGTAACGCAGATCAGACTATCGACCCGTCCGATTATGTGGTGAATGAGTTAAACCAAACTATCTTGGTTAATACTACAGTATCGGCGGTTAGTTACCGAATAGAAGCGACCACAGCCACACCAGAAGCCTTTGAAGGTGTTGAGCACGCTATCAAGTTAATCTTAACCGACCTTTACGAGTTAAGAACTGAAACGGCGGTAGGTGTTAGCTTAAATGAAAACCCTGCTGTAAAAGCCCTGCTGTATCCGTACAGATTGGAGCTTTCTATATGACGTATAGAGCTGGCGAGCTGGATCAGCGAATAACGTTTCAAGAGCGTCAAAGCGTACCTGACGGTATGGGCGGTTCTACTGATACATGGGCTAATATTCCAACTCTATCAAGTGTGTGGGCGCACATGAGGCCAAAGAGCGGGCGAGAAGTTACTCAATATGACCGAGTAAACGCCGAGACTTCTTATTTGTGTGTTATCCGTTATCGGTCGGACATTTTAGAGAAGTACAGAATCTTATGGGATGGCGAGCCGTTCAATATTAGAGCCATTCCAAAACCTAAAAGCCGTGCGCTTTATTTGGAAATGGACTGCGAGCGTGGAGCGCCTCAGTAATGGCGAGAAAGTTTGATAGCGTAAAGATAGATGGCATTAAGGACGTTAACAAGATATTTGCCGAGCTTATACCAAAACATGCGCGCAATCTTTCAAGGGCTTATGTCCATGGGCTAGCATCGGACATGGCAAAGGAAGCAAAAAAAAGAGTGCCAATAAAAACAGGTACACTTAAAAAAGCAATCAAAGCAAAAAGAAGAAGAGGCAAGCCGGATAAACCCGTTTCTGATGTAATTGTCACTCAAGGCAAGGAAGAAAAAAATGATGGTTTTTACTGGTTCTTTGTAGAGAACGGAGTAGGCGGCCCAGTACCACAGCCTGAGCGCCCATTTTTAAGACCAGCTAAAGACTTGGTCGTAGCGGAAATGCCAAAAAGATCAAAAGAACAATTCAATAAAAAACTAGCTGCTTTAATAAAGCGCGAACAAAAGAAGGCCGCTAAGAAATGAGTGCATTTGAAACAGTAGTTCAGACGGCTATTTATCAGCAGTTAACAGGCAACGCGCCTTTAATGGCAGCAATAAAAGCGGTTTACGATGATGTGCCACAGCCTAATAGTTCTGGCGATGAATTAGATTTCCCTTATGTGACAATAGGTGAAGATGTTCACACAACTATCGACACAGATTTAGAACTTATGAACCAAGTAAGCATTACAGTTCACACTTGGTCTAGGTTTTCCGGTAGGTCGGAAACTAAAAAAATTCAAGGCTTGATCTATGATTCGCTACACAGAGCAAATCTGGTACAATCAGGCTACAAATTTATAAACATTGCTCAGGTAAATTCAGAGTCGCAATTAGATTCTGATGGCTTTACTAGGCACGGCATACAAACTTTTAATCTTCTAATAGAGGAATTATAAAATGGCAGGATCAGCATCTCGCGACCTCTTAATTAAAAAAGGCGCAGCAAGTTTACTAGGCATTAATGCAAAATCCATTGCAGTTGCCAAAGAGCCAATTGACGTTACAACTGACGAGGACAACGGCTACCGTTTGCTGCTTGATGTTGCTGGCACCAAAACGTTAGATATTAGTTTTTCTGGTGTAACAAAAGATGATGCCATGCGCGGCATTATCATGACGGAAGGCGGCCAGCTTTTAACAGATATTGAAGTTTCATTCCCTATTACTGGATCACAAACAACCACAGGCGATACCATTACTGGGAATTTCTTCTTTAATGGCTGGACTGAAAACGGCGGCGGTTCTGATGGCGCCATTGAGTTTGATGGTACGCTTCAATCTTCTGGTGTTTGGACGTTCACGGCGGGTTCTTAATGCAAGATTATACATTTGAGTATAAAGGGGAATCATACCGAATCCCCAAGAATAAGATTTTTGATTGCCTGTATG